GGGACGCTAGCACCAAAAGACAAAGTAATTCCCGTTGATGTTTCTAGTATTTCAAAGTCTAACGAATCTGATAAAGCACCCGTAACTACCTTGTCTTTTTCTGACAAAATGTTTCTTGCTCTTGACACAACGCTTCCTCCCAAATCGTTTACGGCTCGTAAAAACTTAGGCATCTTGAGCAAGTATGTATTATCGCCTACATTTATTTGCACTTCTAACTTAGTCATAGGGGGCAATACAGAGATTCAATGGCGTAGGTAGCTTAATATCAAACTGCGTACTCCAACCTGTAAGCAGGTTATCAAACCTAGCTGTAAACGGTGTGCAGTTTAACGGCAATTCAAAACTCCAAGTATTAGAGATTTCGCTGCTTTGACTAACGTTAAACACGAACTGAGATACGACATCTTGCAAGATTAAATACGTTTCTGTGTAAACTTCAGTCATGACTTCCTGCTGTTTTTCAATCACTAAGTCTCCTACAATGATTTCAAAAGTAAAAACAGTAGCCCCGCCTTCCATTGTCGCTCCAGTACATTGTCCATACAGCAACGGGTAATCAGTCACGTTCAACTTTTCCATGTCCAACGTATCGATGGTATACGTATGAAAACTTTTTAGCTGATCGTGGTTGTCTACAATATTTTGTAAGGCGTTGTTAATGTCTTGTATTGTTTGCATCGATGCTTATGTTTTTTTGTACTGCTACATCCTTTTCATAAGAAAGGAACGTCAGTACATCTTCTATATAAAGTTCTGTTACCGCATTCATGTTTGACACGTTACCATCGGCTAGTTCGTAGATAGTTGAGAACCAGCCCCATTTACTGTGAATTGTTTTGGCTTTTTTGTCTGCTCCTTTTTGCTCAAAGAGTGTTGCATAGTGATGGCTAATTCCTTTTCGATGTTGCAAAAAAAAACCAATGCGCCTATAGCTACATCCATTTTTAAGTTAAGCATTTTTGCCTTTCGTTCCTTGCTTGGGACGTATGTTTCTATCTCGTAACTGTCATGGCGTTCAAGCACAATTGGTCTGTAAAGAATGGACATAATGACGTGCAGGTTATCAAACATCCCTTGGTTACAATACGTATCAAGGTCTGCAAATTCTCCTACTGTTAGCGTAGTCCAATTAGGAATAAACCCATACCATCTGTTATCAAGCATAACCTTTTGTTGCAATGGTTGCTTCATAGTTGAAGCGTCAGGGTCAGCAATAAACCATGCAAGTAATTCTCCTGCCTTTTCTATCTCGTGCCATTGTGCATTTTTTAGCGAACCAGGCTCTAGTCCTCCTAAGCACTCGATAGCTAGTCGTACTGACTCGTGAGCATTCATAGATTTTTCGTATGCTTTCCAAACGTTTTGGTATTGCTCTATGGTTATTTCGTGGTAACCTTCAGGTAGGCTTACTTTCATCTTATGTAGTATGAACGGTTTCTGTGTGCTAGTTTGTTAAGGCAGCAGTATCTCACAGCGTCGATGCCATGATTCCAAGCGTCCCTAGGTTGTGGAAGTATACGACCATCACGATCAGTATTCCACTTGTAATTTCTAAACTCCTTCTGCAAGTTTAGGCTGTCTGACTTGATGAACAGCTTGTGCCTTCTCATTATGTCAATGCCATTGCGTATGCTGTCTGCTCCCTTACGCGCAGGCTTCACGTTAAAGTTCATGCGCGATAACTCAGTTATGCTTTTTGGTTCTGCGCTATCTGCTATGATTTCATCATGCCTCCCTATATTCCATGCCCTAAACTTCTCTCCTAAATCTTGGTTGGTTAAGCCTCCGCTGTATATCAACTCCTCCATGTACAGTTCATCTCCCCTTTGACTAACTCGAACCAATGCCGCAGGGTCAGCAGCGAATCCAAAGTCTAAGCCGTATGCTATGTGCTTTGCGTTCTCGGGTAGTTCGTCGTAGACGTGCGTTTGAAATATAGTTTCCTTGCTTATGCCCCTTTCCCCTAGTCCATAGATTCTCCAGTAATTCTCGTCTGTGTCTTTGAGTCTCTCAATCTCATCTATTACCTCTTTGTTTAGAAACGGGTTGTCCAGGTACGTAGACTTAAAAAAGTCGCAGTCATCCCTAGGTATCACCGTATCATAAATCCAATGAAACTCTTCTGACGGGTTAAAATCGATGAAAATTTTATACAGGGTACGCATAGAAATTTGGACAAAAACCTCTTTAGCTAATTCTGTACACTCATTGAGAAAAACAAAATGGTGCTTTGCGCCCCTGAATTTGTCGGGCTGATCGGCACTTATAAATTGTATTAGGTTACCAAACAGATTGTACGTGTTCTCTGTCTTGTTATGGTGCTTCTCTTGATACCACCCTGCCTCTTGTATGATGTTGAAGAAGTCACGCATTACACTAGCACGAAGCGAAGGAAAACTTCTGCGTATGATAGTTATAGTAAACTGCGAGTTTTGGTACGTGTAGCACCATTCGCACAGGCAATGCAAAACTGAATAGGTCTTGCCACTTCGACTCCCTCCCTGCAAGCAAACGATACGAGCCTTGCTTCCCTTTACATCGTAGTACGCTTTAGGCTGTTTCACGTAGTCAGGTTCTCATCTTCTTGGTCTGTCCTATCCAATACCTCATCAAACCACGAAGGGGGCTTAATAGCCTCTAAAATGGTTACGTCTGTTTCTACTTGCTTAGGCATAAAGTATGGCATCAAGCTGCTTAAAGCCTTCAGGTATTTCTCGTCGCTGTTCTCACGCAAGATGCCCAATGAATCTTTAATGTTATCCATCTCGCCTTCCATTACCTGGACAAACAATTGCCGTGCTTCGCTAGATATTTTGCCCTTAGCACCTTTTGGTCTTCCATTAGGATTTCCCGATTGTCCTTTATCGTACTTAGCCATGTCTGTTTTTTTCTGTTATTTACAGGTGTTCGTACTCTTTGATAGATTCAAATATACGATGTGCTACTTGTGGCACTATGGCATTTCCGTATCCTTTTATTGATTCTCTTCTCCACTTTGGAAGGGTGATACCGTCCAGTTCTTTGGGAAGCCCATCATCTCCTCCACAAACAGGGGAGACAGTTGGGAACTCTTCCCACCCACCTGGAATCGTGTTGCTACTTCGTCTGATAAATTCCCCTTTCCCCTGTCGATTGATGCGTTCGCTCGTTCTTGTTGCGCTGTCGGTGTTGGAAGCATCCCGCTTTTTGCTAAGTCGTGCAGCTGCGCTGAAAATTCCGTCCCCCCTTTGTTCTGCCTCTTGCCTTTCTCGTTCACTTGGACTGCACCTCCCGTTACGTTCTTCGTTGTCGGCGTTGGGAGCATTCCGTGTACTTGTGTCGCTAGGTTTGGCATCGTTGTTCCGTTCGGGTATTTCTCCATCCTTGCTTTGAACTTCTCCAAGTCGTGAACTGGTTCTGAAGTTGTCGGAGTGAGCAACAATCCAAACTCTGTCGCGTCGGTGGGGAGCGTTTGTGGCACAAGCTGGAATAATAAACGATTGGACGGAGTACCCAAGATTTTCCAAGTCAGAGTAACACGTTTCGAGTACCAATCCGTCCGACCAACTAACAAGCCCGCGAACGTTCTCGCCCACGATCCAACGGGGTTGACACTCTCCGATAACTCTAAGCATCTGAGGCCACAGGTGGCGTTCATCCTCTGATCCCTTTCGCTTTCCTGCAACGCTAAACGGTTGACATGGGAATCCTCCGCTAAGAATGTCAATTCGTCCATTATACTTAGTTGCGTCGAAGTCGTGTATGTCTGCGTATTGTTCTGCATTGGGAAAGTGGTGTTTGAGGACTTTGCGAGGGAATTCTTCCCACTCGCAATTAAAGACATTAGTAAACCCTGCCCATTGAGCTGCTAGGTCAAAGCCTCCAATGCCACTAAACAAACTTGCGTGTGTCATTCCGCTTTTTTTTGGGTGCGGGAATCAAAGTCACTAATTAACCACCCATTCTTTACACCTTGCTTTTTCCACTTTTCGTATTTGTCACGCATTCGAAGCCACTCTACCTCCCTCTTTTCTCTTTCATCATGCGTCACCCGATATGAACCGTAGGCATCAAAACATACTATGCCTTTGTCGTGCATCTCGCTTAATCTTGCTGACGCTGTTTGATTCTTTAGTCCCAAATGAAACTCAATCATCTGTAGACTAGTTGCGCCATTGTTTTCCAGGTAAGAATATATCTGTTGTTCAATAGATAGTTTCTTGGGCTTGATTTCTTCGTGCGCTAAAATTGATGCTTTACTCATCTTGTAATCTGCTTTTAAAATGTTCAATGATTTTCTCTGTCTTTACCTTGTAGTAGTCTTTAAATTCTCCTTCCCCTCCCTCTTGCTTGTACAACTTGTAGAGTACGGCACGTAGCCTTTGGCTCTGTGTCTTCTTCTTATCGTACAAGTCTAACTCTATGCTGTCTAACTCTTCAAACGGTACGCTGTCTTCAGGCGAATCATCAGCCCTAAAGTACAGTATGCCGAATGTGTCTAACAAACTGTCAATGTTCATTAGGTCTTGGCTCGTCTGCTCTTGGGTAAGCAAGCGCAAACTTACGCTACGATCCTTTCTGCGTTGGTAGCCGTCAAGTATAGCAGGACATAGTATCTTCATTTGTCGCAGCTAATAGCGTATGCCTTTTCTAGTTGCTCTAGATTTTCTAATACGCATTTTCCGCAATTCGTTTTTTTCAAACGGATTCCAAATGTGCGTTGGTATACGTCAATGAACGTTTCCTGGTAAGCCAATGAAACTGTCGCTCCTTCTTGAAACTTAGGCTTCAATACATCTACCCATATTTTTTGATCGGCTTTGCTCATGCCATCATAACGGGGAAACCTTCTATTAAGATACTCCTTTCTTTTCTTACATCCGCAGTCTTTGCCCGTAATTTCCGATACTTTCTCCACGACTTTTTTAATGCCTGTGGCTTCCGTAAACTTTTCAATGTCATCGCCTAAGCCTTTAGATTTCTTTCGTCTTGGCTTTGATGTGCGCTTGGGCTTTCCTAATGCTTCTGTAGATTGTTTGTCTGTTAATTCCTGTGGCATCGCTTAATGTTTGTAGTGTGTGACTGTGTAAAAAATAGGCTTTAAATATCTCTCTGTCGAACCAATTTATCTCTTCAAGCAAAGTGAATACAGTTCCAAGTTGTTTTTTCTCTAACTCTATTACTTCGTGTTCTTTTATCAAAACCTGCTCGACATCTAAATTCGCTTTTCGTTTTTCGTACTCTTTGTACTGTTTGTAAAACTTGCCGTGTTCATGCCAACTGGCAATACGCATAGCCCGTTTCATGTAAGGCAGCATTTCTTTTCGTGTGCATAGCTTGTCTAGTTTATCTCCCTTCTTTAAAAAAGTAATCGACATATCGTGTAGCAAATCTTGTCCCCAAGCCTCGCCAACCAAACGGTCACCATACCTTTTTAAGGTGTCGTATTCTTTAACCAGGAAGTTTTCGAAACAAGTCATTGTAGTATGCAGTCATCTCTTGTAGTTCTGCTATGCTAAATTTTGTGGTTTCATTGCTCTTGCGCAGTATTTTATCTGCTGTGCCTTCGCCGTAAATTACGTCTAATCTCTTTGCAAACAAATACTGTTGACCGCCTGTCAAATTGCATTGCTTACATTGGGGCATCATATTGACCATGCCCTCTTCAGGCTTATATAGCCAACGGGTACTCATCTTAGATCGCGTTATAAAATGGCCGCAATCAACTAGCTTCCAATTTTTCCTCGCTGTACACGTAAAACAATTTACTTGCCCAAATTCATCTGCGTTTGATTTTCTCACGTAGTCGCTTAAAGCCTTGTCAAGTTTTATTTTGGCTTTACTCTTCGTGATCATCATCTTCTTCGATAAAGTCTGTGTGTTCTAGACATTCAGCGCATATTTCCCAATCTCCAAATTTAGGTGCGCCGCAACAATTGCTTATTAATTCATTCATTTGTCCCATCCATTTTTCTTTTTTAGTCTAGTACCTATGCCTTCTTTGGTTGGTACGTGTTCTTTTACTTGCAGCTTGTCGTACAATTC